CACAATAAGCCTTTATTAACAGGTGGTCAAAAAAAAATAGATATGAATAAAGACGGAGTTATAGACGAAAAAGATTTTTCTATGCTACGAGCTAAAATGGCTATGCCTAAAATGGTAGACAGTAGTAATTTTCCAAAAATGGCTCAAGAAATGGCAATGGCTATGGATTATAATAGTAGCAAGCCTAGAATGGATCACGGTAAAGCTAAAATGTACAAAAAGAAAAAATAATGAGTATAGAGCAACGTAGAATTACGCGACTTAAAAAAAAGAAAATAGCTAAGTTCCAAAAGCTAGTAAAAAACAAAGCTGCAGAGCATAAGAGAAAACAAGACGAAGACAAGAAGAAGAAGGAAAAGAAGGAGAAAAAGGAGTAAAAGCAAAGTAAAAAAAAGTAATATGAAAGTAAAAGCACCAAAAGGCTACCACTGGATGAAGTCTGGTAAAGGCATGCCTAAGCTGATGAAAAACCCTGCTGGAGGATATAAGCCACATAAAGGAGCTAGCCAGTCTTTTAATTTCCCTATGCAGAAGCTACATAAAAAATAAACCCTGCTCGGGTAAGAGCAAACCAAATAATAATAATTAAAACCAAAACCAATGACGTTTTTTTACCAGACTCAATCGTGGAGTAGTCAACCACAAATATCCGATGAAACCAAACAATTATGGGAGCATGTATCTAATAAAGCCAGTTGGCGAATAGTGCAGCTACCTAATGGATTTTATCAAACCGAATATCAAGACCCTAATAAAGAGACTTGGATCGACGTTACTCGTCGAGAAACTATTGAAGGCGCTGAACAAGCAATTGACAGTTCAGTTGAGCATTACGCGAAAAAGCTCGACTATTTAAAAGGCCCAAAAGTAGTTAAAACATTTAAGTAGTAATTTCAATTTAATCTAATTTAATTCAATGCAAAACTCACAAGAAATAGTGAAGCACTTAAACTTTGGCAGTGATGCTCAAGACAAAGTGTTCGCTGGTATTACCAAATTGACACAAGCCGTTAGCTCTACATTAGGAGCTAGCGGTAAATGTGTGATCTTAGAAGACTTCATGGGAAGACCCATGATAACTAAAGATGGTGTAACTGTTGCTAACTCAGTTAACTTGCACAATCCAGTAGAAAACATAGGTGCAACTTTAATAAAAGAAGCAGCTAGAAAAACAGTAAGCGAAGCTGGTGATGGTACAACTACCGCCACAGTATTAGCCCACTCAATACTAGAACAAGCAAAAGGCTATGAAAGCTCTCTAAGAGACATTAAAAACGATATAAATAAATCATACGAAAAAACTGTAGAGTACTTAGATAAAGTATCTATACCAGTTGAAGGCGATATGATTGACCAAGTAGCTACGATATCATCTAACAATGATACAGAGCTAGGTTCTATTATAGGTGAAGCGTTTAAGAAAGTAGGTAAAAACGGTACAGTTTTTATGAACTCAGACGGCGCTGAAGAAACAAGTGTTGAAGTTGTATCTGGTTCTCAGATAAACCAAGGGTTTGCTAATCCAAACTTTGTAACAGACGTAACTAAACAAAACGTAACACTAGAAAAACCTCTAGTACTATTGGTATCATCACCAATAACAACGGTAAGAAAAATACAAACAGTATTAGAACATGCCGTACAAAATAACAGAAGCATACTTATAATCGGTGAGCTAGAAAAACAACCGATGAGTGCTTTAGTTATGAACAAAATTAAAGGCAATATAAAAGCTAATGTAGTTGCGCCTCCAGGATTTAACTTCTGGAAAAAAGACTTTTTAGATGATATCGCCGCAGTAACTGGTGCTACTCACATTAACGAAGAGTTTGGAGATGATATAGATCTTATAACTCCTGATATGTTAGGTGAATGTGAAAAAGCTGTATCAGACAATAAGTCTACAGTTTTAAAAGTAAAAAGCATACCAGATGCTGCAAAAGAAAGAATTAAAGCTATAGAAGATCAACTCAATAGCGATACACCCAGTTTAAAGACCGAAAAACTACAAGAGCGCTTAGGCGTATTATCAGGAAACGTGGCGGTTATAACTGTAGGTGCTAACTCTGATGTAGAACTAAAAGAAAAGAAAGATCGTGTTGATGATGCGATTCACGCTACTAAAGCAGCGGTAAAAGAAGGTATAGTGCCCGGTGGTGGTATAGCTTTACTTAATGCTGCGCAAAAGCTAAACGGTAAAACTGAAGGTGAAAAAATATTTATAGAGGCAATTAAGTCGCCTTATAAAACAATACTAAATAATGCTGGTTTAGACACGGATATACTTACAGGTAAAAAAGGCTGGGGTATAGATGTAGTTACAGGAAAACCAGTTAGTATGATTAAAGCTGGTATTATAGATCCAGTGTTAGTCACTAAAACTGCATTAAAAAACGCAGTATCTGTAGCAACTACGATACTTTCAACTGATTGTGTAATTAATAACATGAGAGAGTAATGAAAGCTATAGGTATATTTTTAGTAATAGAAGAAATCAAGGAAAAGCCCACTAAAACAAAAGGTGGGCTACTCTTGACTGATAAGATTAAAGAAGACATAAGATACCGCAAAGGTATTATTAAATCTGCTGGAGATCTGGTAAACGGAGTTAAAGCAGGTGATACTATATATTATGACAAGCACGCGGGCTTTAATATAGAAATAGACGAAGAAGTTCTATTAGTTATAAAGCAGCAAGATGTCGTTATAGTTCTATGAGAAAGCTAGAGGCCAAAGACATTAAAGACATTGGCTTATTTAAGCATTATCGCATCGTAAGAAAGTGGGCTTGTAAAAACAATAACCTAAACGATGCTGATCTAGAGCTTTTAATTTATTTTGACTGTATGGATTTATTCACACGTCAAGACTTTTTAAACGGTACTTATACATATTCTTGGGATAAAAGAAGATGGCAAAGGCTCGTAAGAGAGGGTTGGATAACAGTGTGGAGACACAGAAATAATACAACACAAAAATACAGCTTGTACAAAACTTCGGTTAAGTGCAAGCTTTTAATAAACAAAATATATAGAATATTATTAGGTCAAGAAGACTTACCTACAAGTAAACAAAGAAACGTAATTATGCAAGGTAAAACCTACACTGACAAAGTAATGAAAAAAGCAATAGAACTAATTAATAAAGATAAAACTAGATAAAATAAAAACAAAATGGCATACGGAGATATAACAGGCAGTGCTCACATTGCAAACAGTCAGTACAGAGAACAAAACGGTGTAGAAACTGTTAATAGAGCTGTTGTACTAAAAGATGCAAGTACTAAAGGTAGTGCTGCAATAAATTACCTAAGTAATCATTTAAACTTAGGGCAACTAACAGACGTTAAAGCTTCTAACAGAGCTGGTTTATACGTTGGAACACAAGGAGACATTTGTGTATTGCTTTCTGGGCAAAGCGAACCTATATCTAAAGGTACAGCTGATACTAATACAGCCAATAAGCTAATAGATTCTACTGCTATTTTTACAAGCGTAGGCGACGGTGTTCAAAGAAGAGACATAGCAGTAAACACCACAGATGGTGGCGATTTTGCAGCATTTGTAGGGGCTGTTGATAGCGCAACCTCTTTAAGTTTAAAAGATGTTGATAATGCAAACTCTGATAAATTTCCTGACGGAAATGAAACATATGAAATATACAGAGCTGTATTATTTCAAAATGTAGCAGCAGGATCATTATTACCAATACAAGTAGATAGAGTTTTTAAACTTGGTACTACTGCGGACGATATTATAGCACTGTACTAATATGCCTGTTCTTGGACTAAAACCTTTAATGACATACTGGACTAATATGCAAAGTTCAGACGTAGTGTTAGGTGGATTTGCCTTAACATGTGATTTTACAGAAATACTATGTGACTCTGCGTTGTTCTCATGGGATCAAACCATAATGTAAAAAAATTAAAAAATAAATAATAAAAAATGGCTAAACAATCAATAAATATAGGCTCCTCCGCCAATGACGGTACCGGGGACACAATTAGAGCCGGTATGGATAAAGTTAATGATAACTTTACAGAAATATATGCTGTCAACGGTGGATCCGCTGCTTTTCCTAGTTTAGGCTCTGCTGGTCAAATACTACAAGTAAATTCAGGTGCAAGTGCATTAGAGTTTGCGGCTGCTTCAACTGTAATACCGCATAAAATAGAAGGTACAAACTTTACAGGAAGTTTAATTGTAGGTCATAGTACTGTTTCTGCATATTTGACTTCAGCTAGTAGTAACACTGGTGTTGGTATTGCTGCTTTAGACGCTATTGTTCAAGGTGACAGTAACACTGTTGTTGGTAATAACGCTGGTGGTGCTATAACTAACGGATCATTCAACACAGCTATTGGAAATTATGCATTATCAACAGAAGATGTACACGGTGCTAATACAGCTGTAGGATACTCTGCTTTAAAAGACCAAGACGCAGGGGCAAATGCTTATAATGTTGCTATAGGATATAATGCTGGACACGATGTATCAACAGGCGTAGACAATGTTATTATAGGAGGTGAAGCTGGTAATAGTTTAACCACTGGAGCAAGAAACGTTTTTATTGGAAGAAGAGCTGCAGAAAACGCGGTTGGAAGCGATTGTATAGCTATTGGAGACGATGCAATGGCTGGCGGCGGCGGTGGCGGTGGGAATATAGCTATAGGCCACGAAGCTTTTTTAGCACACGTTCGTACAAATTCACCAGGAGTAGAAGGTGATATAGCTATAGGCCACGAAGCTGGTAAAACTATGGCTGGTGCGGGCAGTGTTTCTAAGGTTGTTTTATTAGGATTTCAAGCTGGTACAGTAATGACTAGAACCGGCGCTAGTAATTCTACAGTAATAGGATATCAAGCTGGTGTCGCTATAACTTCAGGTAATAGTAATACGATTATAGGATCTAACGCTGGTGATGCCTTAGAAACAGGTGATAATAATATTATAATAGGTCACGGTGCTGCAGCGTCTTCTACATCTGTTGACAACACAATAACATTAGGTGACAGTGATATTAACTTACTTAGAATACCAGGATTAGGATCATCAGATGGTCACGTGTTAACTTACAGCTCATCATCAGGTGGTATAGTATTAGCTGCTGCAAGTAGTGGTGTTAGTGGAAAAGTAGAAGGAACTAATTTTACTGGTTCTATAATAGTAGGTCACAGCACAACAGGTACTTTAAGTAGTGCTGAAAACAATACGGCTTTAGGTATAGGCGCTTTAGACGCTATTACACAAGGTGACGACAATGTAGCTGTAGGAAAAGATGCTGGTACAGCTTTAACTACAGGTACTTTAAATACTCTTTTAGGTAAAGATGCAGGTTTAGCAATAACTACTATTCATGGAACAACTGCGTTAGGCCATAGTGCGGCAAAAACGCAAAACAATGAATCTTATGGAACTTATGTAGGTTATCAAGCAGGTAAAGACTGTACAGGTTCACAACAAACTATGATTGGTGGTAACACTAGAGCTTATAATGGTGGTGGAGATTCTAATGGTATGGTAGCTGTAGGATATTCTGCACAAGATGTAGAAGGTGGTGTATATGCTACAAGTGTAGGATATAATGCAGGAAATGCAAATGCAGGAGCAAACACAGTTAGCATCGGTAGAGATACAAACAGAGTTAATACACAGGCTGCTACTGTATCAGTTGGTTACCAAGCAGGTTATTCTCAAACATCAGGTCAGGCTAACACAAACATAGGCTACCAAGCTGGATATGCAAATACTACAAATGGTTATAGAACCATGTTGGGTAATGAAGCAGGGGAATTTAATACAGGTGCAAATAATACATTTATAGGTTATCACGCTGGTACAGGTGCTTCGGGTTCAAGTACTGCAGATAGAGGTGTAATTATAGGCTCAGAAACTGGTGAAGCTCTTACTTCAGGTAGTCTTAATGTTTTTATTGGTTATCAAGCAGGTAAAGCTATGACTTCTGGAGGTTCAAATGTAGCTATAGGTTCAGAAGCATTAAAAGCTGAAGATTCAAGAAGTTTTAGTGTTGCTGTTGGAACAAGTGCTTTAACTGCTCAAGACGCAGGAGCTCACGCTTATAATACTGGTCTTGGTCATAATGCAGGTAATACTGTTACCACAGGAGTAAAAAACACTTGTGTAGGTGCTAAAGCTGGTGGTGATAATAGTTTAATTACCGGTAGTAATAATATTGTTATAGGATATGCAGCTGCACCATCAGCCGATGATGCAGATAATGAAATAACTTTAGGTGATGCTAATATAACAGCGTTTAGATGTGCTGATCAAAGTATTGCTGCATTATCTGACGCAAGAGATAAAACAAACGTTAAAGACAGTAGCTTTGGACTTGATTTTATTGACTCAATAAGGCCTGTAGAGTTTGAGTGGGACTTTAGACCAGAAAATATGGCTGAAGCAAAGCAAGGTAAAAAACGAGTAGGATTTATAGCTCAAGAACTACAAGAAGCTATGCCTAATGGCGAAAATGAAATATTAGACTTAGTATACGAAATTAATGAAGATCGTATAGAAGCAAAATATGGTAATTTA